ACACCGGCGGCACAAGAGGCGTTTGAAGATTACTATGGGATGGGGCCGGAGCGTAGCCTGCCGAAGCTGGCGGACACCTACCAGAGCCGGACAGAAGCTGTACCGACAAAGCATCTCAGCACAGTCAAGGAGTGGTCAGCAAAGCATAACTGGCAGCAGCGCATCATTGACCGTGTCGAGCAGGACGCCGCCGAAGTCCGCAAGCAGATGCAGGAGCGGCTAATCGGCGTCTCTAAGCGCGTGGCAGCTTTTATTGAGGTAGAGCTAACCAGGCTGCTGGAACGCCTGCGAGATAGCGATGGTGAGATACTGGCGGCGTCTGTGGCTGACGTGGAGAAGCTGGCGAAGCTGTACTACCAAGTGGCGGGGCAGCCGTTGGCCGACCGCAGGGAGATTGAACACGGAGGTAGCCTCAACGTCAAGCACAGCGGCGGAATTGACCTCACCGATGAACCAACTCGAAACCTTGTCGAGCAACTTGAGGACAGGCTTGCCGAGAGCCACGCCGGCGATGCTGGCAATCACGCTGACTGATGGCCGTTGGCAACGCCCGCCCCACCTGAAACTGCTCAACCAAAAGCTGATAGATGTAGCATACGGTAACTGCCCTCGGCTGCTGGTGACAATGCCACCACGTCACGGCAAGTCCGAGATGTGCAGCCACTGGTTTCCCGTCTGGTATCTGAGCACCTTTCCAGAGAAGCGTATAATCCTGGCCAGCTATGAGGCGAACTTTGCCGCGAGTTGGGGGATGAAGGTTCGTGACTCGTTGCGGGATGCCCACGAGCTTGGTTTGTCTGGTGTTACCGTCCGTGGCGATGTATCTGCGCGGGGGGAGTGGCAACTTGACGGCCACGAGGGGGGTATGTATACGGCAGGTGTTGGCGGGGCAATAACAGGGCGCGGGGCTAACATACTGCTAATCGATGACCCCGTAAAGAATGCCGAAGAAGCCAACTCACCTGTTTACCGCGAGAAGGGTTGGGAGTGGTATAGGTCAACAGCACATACTCGCCTTGAACCGGGCGGTGCGGTAGTCTTAATTATGACCCGCTGGAACAAAGACGATATGGGTGGGCGGCTATTAGACCAAAGCGCCGGCGAATGGGAAGTTATCAACTTCCCGGCGATAGCAGAAGAAAAAGATGACTTGGAACGCGAGGCCGGCGAGGCCCTGTGGCCCGATAGATTCCCGACCGACAAGCTGCTTGAGATAAAAGAAACGGTGGGCAGCTACTGGTGGGCAGCACTCTACCAGCAGAACCCCACCAGCCGCGAAGGTGGGATGTTTAAGCGCGAGTGGTTTGGCTTTGTTGATAAGGTCCCCCTGGGCATTGAGTGGGTGCGGTACTGGGACAGAGGCGCAACTAAGAAGGGAGACTGGACGGTGGGGGTGCTATTAGGGCGTCAGGGTGTACGATTCTTTGTAAAGCACGTACTGCGCTTCCGGGGAACGCCGGGTGAGAACGCCGAGAAGATAGGGGCACAAGCCCAGGCCGACGGTAGGGAAGTTCGTGTCCGTATGGAGCAGGAGCCTGGTAGCAGCGGGCTTGACGCGATTGATATGTACACGAGAGGGCTTCAAGGATTTAACTTTGCCGGTGACCGCCCAACCGGTGACAAGGCTTTCAGGGCGGAGAACGTGGCCATTAGCGCCGAGGCTGGCAATGTCAAGCTCCTGCGCGGCGAATGGAATCAGGCATTCCTCGACGAGTTAGACGACTTCCCGTATGGCACACACGACGACCAGGTTGACGCCCTTAGTGGGGCACACGCCGCCCTGACAAAAGCCCGCCGCAAGACGGCCCGTATACAGCTTGTCAAGCCCGTTCGCTTCTAAGGGGGAACAGAACTACAATAGCCGACCATCGCGCCAGGAAGTCCTTTGGCGCGTTTTTATTGTTGGGTGCAGGTGTTACCCCATCCCAACAGAACAAGGGCTTATAACTCCATTATGAGACTCTTACAGAATGCAGGCAAACGATTAGCTGATGTCGTCAGCGGTGGCGAGGTTACCCGCCTCGGCGATGAACGGCACGCTCTTTATGCTTACCTAAAAGAAAGCAGCCGCGAGATTGAACGGCTCAAGGAAGACGTGGGCTGGCTACGGATTGGGGAATCACAGGGCACGCAGGACAGACAGAAGGTGCGCAACGTTTGCCGATATGAGTTCCAGCGCGGCAACCCATTCGTCAAGGGCGCAATCAAGCTGATGACGGAGTTCTGCTTTGAGCAGGGCGTTGACGGACCCGCCAGCGACGATAAGAAAATCCAGGACGCCCTCACCACCTTCTGGTCAGCTCCCGACAACCAGGAGTCGCTCTTCGCTACCGTTGCCCAGCACAGGGCCTCCAACCAGTTACTCGTCGACGGTGATTACTTCATCATGGTCAGGACGGGTGGCGAGGTTGGCAAACATACCGCCGTGCGCTATATGCCCGCCTCGTATGTTATCGATATAATCACCGACCCCCTTGATGTGACGCGGGTGTTGTACTACAAGTGTGCAGTGCCGTCCTTGAAATGGGATAGTGAAACCGACAGCCAGAAACCCAGTGATGACAGGAAGGTTGTTTTCTACCGCGACATATACAATATCGACGAGAAGAACGATGCCCTGTTTACACACCTCGGGGCGCGGGCCGAGAAGGACGCTTTCCTCCAGCACATAACAGTCAACGCCATTGAGGCTGCCGACTTTGGTTGGCCAGAGCCGGCGGTCAGCTTGCCCTGGTTTCAGATGCACAAGGAGACGGCCCAAGACCAGGCCACAACCAGCAAGGCGACGGCAGCGCTGATGACCATACTCAAGGTTGACGCCAGCAGCAGCGCAATAGATACACTTCGTGACGAACTCCGCGACCGTGGCCAGTATGCTGACGGCGAAGCCAACGAGAACGTGACGGCACAGATAAACCTGATGAACCAGCAGGCCGAGCTATCGGTCAACCGCGCTTCATCTCGGGCCGGTGAGGCCGAGGCCAATAGACGGATGTTTCGGATGGCTGGCGATGTCGGCGTGGGCTTGCCACTCCACTACCAGGGCGACCCCGACAACGCGGTCCTTGCCACTGCTCGAACAATGGATAGGCCAACGCTTGTTCATATGCGGGCTTATCAGTCCGTCTGGATTGACGCTTACCGCAAGCTCTTTGATTTCGTTTTGCTGCGGGCCAATATCAAGCCACCATACCAATACGATATACCGGCTCCGCGCATTGCCCGGCAGGACATCAGCGAGGCTGGCCCGTTTATTATCGATGCCTATGACCACGGGCTGCTTACTCGCGGGCAGGCGTCATCCTCGTCACTTGACATACTGGGCTTCGATGATATAGCACGGGAGCAGGAGGCCCTTGAGGAGGAGATGGAGGCCGAGGAAGCCGAGCCGACGGTATTGGAAGAAGAGCAGGCCGCTGAGTCGGGTTGGTAAGGATTTAACTGCTCTCGCTACGGGGCACACTAAGATTGAAAGGGGGAAGTAAGATGTGGGACAGAGAGATAATAGCAATGGTAATTGCCGTGTTGGTGGGTCTCCTGCTCTTTGCCGGGGGGGTGTGCTGGCTTGCGTCGGTTTGTGATGCGATTAGCATAGGGGCCGACATTGAGGCTGTCACCGTCATCAGGGCCTCAATTGTAATCGGGGAGTCAGAGGACGTGGTTGGCCAGGTTGCCGACATTAACCGCAGTATTGCCAAGTATCAGCGATGGGACAGCATTCCAATTATTGGCATATTCGTCAGCAACCGATGGCAGCGCATTGAACCGATAGCATTGCGATGAGGGGGAATGATGCTCAATCCGCGCAAGCTGATTAGCTACAGGACATACAAGCAAGTCTTGACTGGGGGGAACAGGACAACCATTGGGACCCATTGCGGCCAACCGTTGTCTTCACCAACGGCTGCTTCGACGTACTGCACCCGGGCCATATTGTGCATTTGGAGGCTGCTCGTGCGATGGGGCATACCCTCGTTGTCGGCTTGAATAGCGATGCGTCGGTTCGGCAACTCAAGGGCGAAGGCCGCCCTCTGCTGAACGAGTTAGAACGGGCTACGATGTTAAGCGCGCTGGAGTCCGTTGATTAT